GGTCAGTGCAGAAAAGATGGCTGCGGATTTGTTGCGCGAGTTCAGGAACGGCGCGTTCGTTCAACACACCGCCCTGCGCCAATGGCAAGGGCTGACGGATGAGGAGCTTAACCAGATTTACGCCGAGCCACAGACACACGCTGGGCAGTATGCCCGCGCCATCGAAGCCAAGCTCCGGGAGAAAAACACATGACAGACCGCACGCGCCACAAAATGATGCTAGCGATGACAAAAGAACATTGGCGATCAATCGACCCGCAATGGAAAGATGATCCCGAGCTTTGTCACGCTATGGGGTACGAGGCAGGTTACAACGACGCAGTAGCTCAAAGGGTAGAGCCTCCGGCAGCGGAGAGTGGTGCAGGGTTCGAGTCCCTGCCTGCGTCACCTAAATGGCAAGGGCTGACAGATGATGAGATCGTGCTGATCTGCGGTGAGTGCGCTGCGTCTCACGCTGACGATATCAGCTACGCCCGCGCCATCGAAGCTAAGCTGAAGACTAAGAACTCATGACTGACCAGCTAACCTCCGATCTAGCGATGATTGCCCGCAACGCTATAGACAAGATCATCGAACTGGAGAAAGCAAAAGCAAGCCGCACACCTTTCTGTTGGTATCACCCGGTCTCTGGTAGATATCGTATGGATGGCAAGAACCTCCCCCCTTCGTGGATTCCTCTCTATAAGGACTGACTATGTGGAAGCCGACAGCAGAACTGAGACTAGTCACAAAGACTAAAGCCGAAAGGGTTGATCACAACTTCATGAACGAGCGACCGATACAAGTTCTCCAGCAGAAATGGATCAAGGAAGGGTTCCAAGATGACAAGACCTACGTCATTGAAGCCGAATGGCGTGACATACCGGAGGAATGATGGATTGGTACAAGTTCAACGTAGCCGAGTACCGCAGGTTTGAGCTGCCTGATGCTGAGGATCTAGCTCTCAGGCGGATGATTGATCTCTACTACCTGAGAGAAGGGCCACTCCCTCTTGATCACTGGGAGATCGAGCAGCTTGTAAAGCTCGACTGGGACTGCATAGAGCCTGTTCTGAGGGACTTTTTCTACCTCACCACTAGGGGATACGTCAACGATGCTCTACAGAACGACGTAGAGAAGCGTCTGTCTAGAACAAAGGTGAACAAAGCATCAGGAAAGAAAGGGGGGAGGCCAAAAAAGATTGACAAAGCAAAGTAGGGTGTTTTATCGTTGTCTCAGCGCCGTGGAAAGCGCAAAAGGGGCATCGCAAGCAGTCTCCAGAGGGGACGGCCTCAGATGCCGTAAAGCCACTGCAACGGTGGACAGCCCCCGGTAATTTCCACACTGGGGTCGTCCACCTCTGGAGATTGAGTTGTGTTCTATTACAAGCATCACATAGGCGATTTCATCAGGGCTACATCACGCCTGACGGACGCTCAGACGATGGCTTACTTGCGCTTGATCTGGCGGTACTACGACAAGCAGCAGCCCCTTCCTGACGACCTTGAGCTTCTTGCCTTTCAGATTGGTAGCGATCAAGAGACGGTTCGCCTGATCCTGAATTCGTACTTCCAGTTAGACGATCAAGGGGTCTGGAGGCACTCAAGGTGCGACAAAGAGATTGAAGAGTACGAAGCAACACAAGAGAAGAAATCAAGGGCTGGCAAAGCATCTGCTGAACGGAAGAAGAACGCTAGTGAGACACCCGTTAAACGGAAGAGCAACAGGCGTTCAACACCTGTTGATCAGGTGTCCGACAGTAGTTCAACAGATGAGCAACTAACCATAAACCATAAACCAATAACCAATAACCAAATAAAAGATATACCCCCCCTACCCCCCAAGGGGGGTGCTTGCAGGTTTGATGAGTTTTGGGAGGCATATCCGAAAACAAATCGAAAGGTAGGTATGGCTGCTTGTTTGAGTGCTTGGAAAAAAAACAAACTGGATGATGATGCAGACAAGATCATGGCTCACTTGCAAGCTATTAAAAAAAGTGTGCCTTGGACAACCGGCTACGAGCCAGCGCCGTTGACTTACATCAAGCAGTATCGGTGGATGGACGGCCTGCCTGAAGCTGCTACAGACGAGTTTGGGAACCCATCATGGAGCTGATTTACGACATTGACGTTGAGGAGTGGTACGAGCCGAAGGAGATGTCTCGGAAGGTTCGGGATGTGATCCTCTTCCAAGCTGACTTTGAGGGGGCGATGCTGTCCCCCCAGAAGCGCGGTATCACGATGCCTTGGTCGCAAAGCTGGGATGACTTCGAGTTCCGCCCCGGAGAAGTAACGGTCTGGGCAGGTTCTAACGGCTCAGGCAAGTCAATGCTGACCACTCAAGTCGCTCTAGGGCTATGCAAGCAGAACCAGAAGGTTGTTATTGCTAGCTTTGAGATGACGCCTGTCAGAACCTTTGAGCGTATCGCCCAGCAGTTCTATCAGAAGAACTTCCGCGCTCCGCAGTTTCAGAGTCTGGAGACTTGGTTTGACAAAAACCGCATGAGGTTAGTGGATGCCCTTCACAAGAAGATGTACCTCTACGACCAACAAGGATCTACGTCTTCAAGGGAAGTGATTGCGATGTGCAGATACTCCGCGGTGGAGATTAAAGCTAATCACATCATTATCGATAACTTGATGAAGTGCGTTGCTGGCGAAGACGATTACAACGGCCAGAAACAGTTTGTTGATCAATTGACTTCAATTGCAAGAGACCATCAGGTTCACATTCATTTAGTTCATCACATCAGAAAAAGCGGAAGTGAAGAAGATCGTCCCAACAAAATGGACATCAAAGGATCAAGTTCTATTACAGATCAGGTCGATAACGTATTCATCGTTTGGAGAAACAGAAAGAAGGAGAACGCATTGAAAGATGGGAAACCTATTGGATCGGATGTGCCGGATATGCTTTTAATGTGTGAGAAACAAAGAAACGGTGGTGCTGAAGAACGATACAAACTCTGGTTTCATCGTGATTCACTTCAGTATCTAGAAAGTCCTGAAGCAGTACCGATGGCGTTTGATGATGCCGGGGACTTTTGAAACTGGCGAGGACTTGTTTAGGCACCAGTGTTTAGTGAGATGGTTGATCAAGTATCGAATGCAAGACCGATCACGAGCGCACGAGTGGCTGAACAAGTGGAACAACAACCACCCCGGATCTCGATTAGAAGCTGATACGAAAGATCAGTGGACGAAAGGTAACCGCGGGGAATACGGAGATTGGCGATGAGCAAGGTTGATTTGACGGACTTTCAGAAACGCTTCCTGTTGGGTGCCGGAGCGCAGCAGACGCTGTACACCGAGAAGGAGTTCGCTGAAGCTGTAGCGCAGGCCAAGGCCGAGATCATGGCGATAGCTATCCAGACCTCAAAGCAGGCCCTGCTGATCGAGCGTGATGAGTGCGCTCACTTGGCGGAAGATGCCGCGACCTACGAGGATGACCCAGCCGTCAAGCAGGCGTTCATGGTGCTTGCCGAGCGCATTCGCAACCGTATCCCGAGCCAGCGTCAATGATCACGTTACCTTGGCCCCCTTCGGTGAATCAGATGTGGAGGATGTTCCGCAATCGGTTGATTATTTCTAAGGTCGGCAGGGAGTATCGAAAAGCGGTAGCGGAGCAGATACAGATTCAGGATGCAGCAAAAGAATTGAAAGGCGCGTTAAGAGTTTCAATCGTTGCATACAGACCTGATAACAGAAAACGCGACCTCGATAATCTTTACAAGGGAGTTTTGGACAGTCTCACTCATGCAAAAGTTTGGGAGGATGATTCACAGATTGTAGATTTAAGAATCTGCTGGGGTGAATCAATTGGCGGGTATTTGAAAGTAGAGGTTGAAGTTGTTGACGACCCAAGAGCAGGACGAAGTAATCAAGTTCGTAAAGAAGATAATCCGTAATGACAGAAACCGGAGATCACGACTAGCGAAATATTTGATATCAGAGAAAGCGGCGAGAGAAGGCGAAAAGAAAGACTACGAAGAACTGAGATATGTTCTGAAGGATTTAGGATGAGCGACCCACACAAAGCTGTTGACTTCATCATTGCGAACTCAAGAAAGTACGCACAGGCAAAAGCGCATAGGATTTTTCTTGAAGAATTTCGCAAGAGTAAGAAAGCTCTGCTGATGAAAGACGCCCTAGCTAGGGGGTATGAGGCTGTGAACGCTCAGGAGAGGGAAGCGTACAGCGATCAGAACTACTTGGAGATCCTTGCCGGGATCAAAGAGGCGACCGCGGAGGAAGAGGAGCTGAGGTGGCTTCTCGAAGCAGCGAGGATGCGCTGTGACATCTGGAGGACAGAACAAGCGAACCAGAGGTTGCAGGGAGCTGTAACCCTGTGAGGCCGATGTACGAGAACGAAGCCAGCCTGAAAGCTGAGAGGGAGGTAGCCCAGCAGCTAGAGAAACGGTGGCGATGCAAGCTCATGAAGCTTCCGATCTCGTACCGAGCGGATTACCTAGCGATCAGAGAGAAGCCTGTGGCGGTGATTGAGATTAAATGCAGGGGCCGGAAGTACCCGAAGATGTTCTTGTCCCTGCATAAGTTCTTAGAAGCTAGGGGGCTAGCTAGATCCCTATCTACTGATCGTGAAGTGCCGTTTATCCTTGTGTATGGCTTCCCTGAAGGCATCTGGTGGGGCAACGTCACGAACTATCCGCTAGACATCGAGGTAGGGGGGAGAACAGACCGCGGTGACTGGCAAGACACGGAGCCGATGCAGATGTTCGACCTAGCGGGTTTTAAGAAACTGTGAACAACAAGCTGACAGCAAAAGAGCGGGCATACCTCCAGAGAGTCAAAGAGCTGCCCTGCTCAGTCTGTGACGCCCCCGGCCCGAGCGAAGCCCACCACATCAAGCAGCACCGTCAGTACACCTGCATAGCTCTGTGCGTTGACTGTCATCGAGGCCCGGTGATGGGCTGGCACGGCCAGAAGCGGATGTGGGCGATTAAGAAGATGGATGAGCTGGATGCGCTAAACGTCACCATCCAAAGAATCACGGATGCCTCGCCAAGCCCTTTTAACGGGCCTACAAGCGATTTTTAGATGGCGGTTGGTATCAGGAGCCCAACCCTTTCAAAAAAACGCCTCAAATCACACCGCAGTCGGTTGTGAAGAATTCTTCCGGCTAATTTTTCACACAAAAAATGGAACGCTTAGGGTTTCCCCTACTAAAAAAGGCTTGCACAGCCTAGAAATCTACTTTACAGTTACACCTATCGCATCAATACCTGATGTGAACAACAGCGACGGACAGCGAAATGAACATGACCGAAATCACCTCCCTGACCGAGTCCCTCACCAACGACATCGACACCCTCGCGGTGTTCGACCGTCAGATAAAAGACCTGACCGCTAAGTGCAAGGTTCTTAAAGAGAACATCTCCAACACCTACGGCGAGGGCAAGCATCGCGGCCAGCAGTACGGTGTACGGGTCACCATCGAGAACCGAAAAGGTTCTGTAGACATGGAAGCCCTCTGCAAAGCCTTCGGCATCACCGAAGAGCAGCTTGATAGCTTCCGCGGCGAGTCCAGCGCCGTCATCAAAGTCGCTTCGATTGCCTAAGACTAACGGGGCTTCGGCCCCTTTTGGAGAGCACCATGCTGATGATAGAAGCCATCAAAAACGCAACGATTTCTAAATTCCGCGCCTCGCGTTGCTACGGAGAGCCGACAGTGTTTGCAATGATTGTTGACGAAACCGGTTACGCAAACGAGATTGAGTTTGCGGACGCCGAAGAAGCGCAAAAATTTGTTGACGCCATCAACGCGCTGGCAAAGAAGCGATAGCTATTGAATACTCCGGGGCGATAGAAATATTTTTCATCGACCCCCTTGTGCGGCATACAAATATTCTTTACAGTTACATCACTGCAATTTGCAGGACAGCGAAAGGAAAGCAAAATGAAAGCTAACGATCTTCAGAATGTGCGGCGTCTGATTGATGTTCTTCACGAGGTTGCGAACCCCTCGTTCGAGAACCCGGAAGCCGCTAAGGCGATCTGGGAAGCTGTACGAGTAGCCTTAGAGAAGCGCGGGATGAACTACGCAAGCATCATCTCTGGTGGTGTTGTGATGGATCTGATGCTGGAGCGCATGAATGAAACCGAAGGTGTCTGAGAACTACCAGAGGGGCGGGGTCTACGCGAAGATCACCGGCAAGCAGATCTTCGAGGTGAGGCCCCATGAAGAGGATGATCGCTATGTCCTGATCGGCCCCAACCACTGGTCGATTCACCGCGGGTACTACGAAGCGGTCAAAGAGGGGATAGCGTTAGCCTCTCAAGCATCCAGCGACGATAAAAAAGATTCATGACAGCCGCCCAATAATTGATGCTATAGTTACACCAGATTGATCAACAGCGAAAGGAAGCGAATCATGGAAATGGAATACAGAATCTCCGGCATCCCCTGCATCATCCGTGTTACTCATTTTGAGAGCGTTAAGGGCAGCTTCAGCCGGAATGCTGACAGCGATCTTGACTACTACGGTTACGTTGACGCGAGCTGGGAGGTGTGTGATCGTCGCGGCCGTCCCGCTCCGTGGCTAGAGCGGAAGGTTACGGATCGGATCGAAGACGAGATCTACAACGCTCTGATTAGTTTTGTAAGGGGGAACTGATGGACTTCCAAACCCAACAATGCAGGTACTTGCTGGCGTCGGTGATCAACCTAGCGGTGGCTGACGCTTGTCAGCATCCCGGTAGGGACAGGCCCAGCACTGACGCTCTCACAGCTATGCGGTTTCTGTTTGATGAGTCGGTGTCTGGCTTAGCTGAATACGCCGAGCTGCTAGACATCAACCCCGGGCAGTTCCGTTCGCGCCTATTGAAAACCATGAAGGTTACTGGTGTTGGTGAGATCAACGGATTCACCGAGTCTCAGCGAATGCACTTCATGAAGAACTTCCGTTTCTGGCAGAAGAACCCCATCAACTTTGAGGAGCTTGCAGATGTTGACGATTGAACAGAAGTTGCGCCTGAAGATGGCCGTCAGAGTCCCCGCGGACTACACCAAAGAGAACAAAGAGCTTGACAGGGTGATCGCTCAGGTCAGGTCAGAGTCTCCTCATCTTTACTGGACGCCGGAAACCCTGATTCTCAGGAAGTTTTTCAACAGACCGAAGTACCCTATCCCCTGCCAGAGCTGGAAACATGATTGATTACATTGAAGGCGTTATCGAGCTGAAACAGCGCCTGCAAGGCATCGAAGACGCTATGCTGAAGAAAGACATCCGCGGAGCGCGTCTGTTGCTTGCAGACATCCGCTTTCTAGCTGAAGAAACCGATTCGCATTTATGCAAACAGTTCCCACGGGAGACCGGGCATGGATGAGATCCTTGCGTGGACAATCATGGCAGGGCTATTCTGTCTTCCGCTGTTGCTGTAAGCCCAGCGGGAGGTGGTTCAACGCCCGCAGCCGGTCACGCCTAAACCCTGTGCGGGTGTTGTCTCCTCGGGCGGGGGCCGGTTGACAGCCGGGAAAGACCGGCACTTGACAAGCATAATTATCGGAAGCAAACTATGAACTGTTGGCGTCGAAACCGACATCAGAGCCCTTGCTCATGCATCCCGCCCCAGTCAACTTGGGGTTTCGACCGGGGTGCAGCAGCAAGGGTTTTTTGTTTCTACGCTGACTGGCACAGAGACCTATACGTCGAATCTCGGTTCTTCTCTGTGCGAGAGCGGTAGAACGACAGCCAAAACCGCAGGCGTGCCGAATCCCTTGGCGCAGGCTTGACTCAGGTGCATGAGGTAGCAAGGGACAGCCGTAGATCGCACTAGATCTCGGTCAGCGAGATGAAGGTACCGACGGGAGGTATTTCGCTGAGAGGACTCAACCTAACTTAATCGTTGGGTTGGGCCTCTCTTGCTCAAATCAGGAAACACTCGGGGAGGGTTTTTCAACATCATGCAAATTTGCAAGTGTGGAGGTAAACTCCAAACCACCGAGTTAACCTACAGTTGGAGAGTTAAATGTCTCTCTTGTGGTAGGTACGAACTGTTTAACTTACCTATCGGAGAGGAATATGCCCAAGGCAGAAACCCCGAAGAAACCCGCAGAGAAGAAGAAAACCGGCAGGCCGAGTAAGTACAACCCCGAGATCGCCACAGAGATTTGTCAGCGTCTCAGCAACGGAGAACCCCTCCGTCAAATCTGCCGTGATGATCATATGCCAGCATGGCAAACCATCTACGATTGGATGTATCGGGATGATGAGCTTGGTGAGGGCGGAGTCGGTCTTTCCAGAGCCATCGCGCGAGCGAGGGAACAAGGATACGAAGCTATCGCAGAAGAGTGCCTGCTGATTGCTGACAATCCTCAGTTCGGTCAGAAACAGGTGATGTCCGATCAAGGTACATCAACGACTGTTGAGGATATGCTGGGTCATAGGAAGCTACAGATTGAAACCCGCCTCAAGCTGTTGGCTAAGTGGGATCCTAAGAGATTCGGCGACCGCGTAGCCCTCACAGGTGCCGATAATGCTCCTCCGATTCAAGTAGAAAGCAAGCTGCTGTTTGATGCTGTTTTGCAGAATCTAGAGTCCAAGCGGCAGGTTGAATGACGCAGTGCAACAGACTAGTGGATACAGGCCCGAAAAAATCGGCACTTTCCCAGTGTGATGCGGCGCAACAAAAGTGGATGTAGTCGAGATCCTCAAAGATCCTAAGACGAGGGCTGAGTTCGAGAAGCTAGCTCCGCAGGATCAGATAGCGTTTAGTTGGCGGGCGCAGTGGCTTTCTAAGGCTCATAAGCACCAGATCCTTCCTCCGGGAGACTGGTGGTCAATTTGGCTCATGCTAGCAGGCAGGGGGGCAGGCAAGACTCGAACCGCGGCAGAGCAGATTGGCTGGTGGGCTTGGTCTTATCCGAACACTCGTTGGTTGGTAGCTGCCCCTACAAGCTCTGATGTCAGGGCAACCTGCTTCGAGGGCGATTCAGGGCTACTGTCAGTTGTTCCTCCTCAGTTGGTAGCCGACTACAACAAAGCCCTACACGAACTGAAGCTGACGAACGGTAGCCTGATCAAAGGCATCCCTGCTAGTGAGCCTGAGCGTTTCCGCGGGCCACAATTCCACGGAGGGTGGTGCGACGAGCTGGCTGCTTGGGACTATCTTCAGGAAGCGTGGGATCAGATGCAGTTTGGCCTGCGCCTGAAGCTGCCTAATATGCCTACGAGGCTGATCTGTACCACGACCCCGAAGCCGAAGGATCTGATTGTCGATCTGGTCAGCAGAGAGGGTGAAGACGTAGCCCTGACGACCGCTAGCACCTACTCGAACCTCGACAACCTGTCTGACTCGTTCCGCAAACAAATTTTGCAGTACGAAGGCACGAAGCTAGGCCGTCAGGAGATCAACGCTGAGATCATCGACCCGGAAGATGGGGGAATCGTCCGCCGAGACTGGTTCAGGCTCTGGCCTGCTGGCAAAGAGTTCCCGCGGTTCGAGTACATCGTCCAAAGCTATGACTGTGCAACGTCAGAGAAGACAATCAACGATCCGACCGCGGCAGAGACGTTCGGGGTATTCAAGCCTCTTGACGGCCCGATGTCCGTGATGCTGATCGATTGCTGGCAGGATCGCCTCCAGTATCCCGAGCTTAGAGAGAAGGTTCAGGAAGAGTACGAGGTCATCTTCGGTGAGGGTAAGGACAAGAAGCGGGTGGACACGATCCTCGTTGAAGACAAGTCCGCTGGGATTTCGTTGATCCAAGACTTGAGGCGGGCGCATCTGCCTGTCGCTGCTTACAACCCCGGCAAGGCAGACAAGATCCAGAGACTGAACATCGTCTCCCACATCATCGCTCGTGGCCGGGTGTGGATCCCTGAGTCAGACAAGAGGAAGGGGTTTGTAAAAGACTGGGCCGAGCCTCTTGTGAGCCAGATCTGTTCGTTCCCTGACTCAACCCACGACGACTTCGTCGATGCTTGTACGCAGGCTTTGAGATGGCTTAGAGATGCTGGCTGGCTAGAAGTTGATCCCCCGCCGAGAGACGACTGGGACGAGGATGATTACGTCGATACGGGGCGGAAGAGAGAGAACCCATATGCGGTTTGATGGACTTGACTGCCCCCAAAAGTTATGATGCGGGCAAGGAGATTCCTATGAACGACGAAATCAAAATCATCGCCGACCAGTTAATGCAGAGCGGCATGGAGATGGACTCCGCCATAGATGAGGCGATTCGTCTTTCTAGGCAACCAAGCGAAGAAGATCTCAGGTTGCAAGACCTTGAAGATCAAGTGATGGGGCGCTCTCGTCCGTATAAGCGAGGCGAGCGCATGTTAAGGCTGCTAGACCCATCGCAAGACCCGCTGACGGGTGAGCGCAACATCCGTGACTTTGGCAGGCAGAAGATCGCTAACATTATTCCCGGCATGACGCTGATCGGAAGAGAGAAGGTGTTTCAAGGCCATAACCCGTTGTACAACCTTCTTCAGGAAGCAAACCGGGTCAGCAAGGCGTATCACGGCCAAGATTATCTAAAAGAACTCCATCACCGTGTCATGCAAGCCGGTAGAGGGCGAGTAGATAAAGATTTTGGATACGAGTCGTCGTTTGCAGACGGCGGGCAAGTGTTTGCGTCAGATACCGACAAAATCGCACAAAAACTGATTGAGCAAGGGCTAGACCGAGAGACGGCTATGGCTGCTGCTCTAAGGATGGCCCAAAGCCGCCAACAGGCGAACGAATCTATTCTGGGTGGTGTTCCTACCCAGCCGCCGACATCGGACGTTCCCCCGGCCACAGAGATCCTTGGCGGCGATCCTTCGAGGCTGTTCCAACGACAGCCGACGGCAATGGAGAGGATCAGAGACCTTCCTAAAGACGTACTCGGTGCTGGCGAGGCTCTAGTGTCGATGGGATCGCTGGCTGCTCTAGCGCCTGCGTCAATGCTGTACGCTCTCAGGCCGGGCCAAAAGACCCAAGGCGACCCGATGGAGTTCGCCCTGCGGAATATGTATATGCCGCGGTCAGAACGTGGCCCGAGCCATCTAGCGGGGCTTGGAGAAGTTCTGGAGTCGCTTCCTCAGACCGGGCCATTGCCTGAGCTGCAAGCGTTTACAGGAGTTGGTAGGGGTGTCGGCAGGCAACTAGCGGAGAAGGGTAGGCAAGCCGGTGAAGCGATGGCTCCTAAAGCCGGTGAAATGATGGACGCCTATATGAGGCGTACAGGGATGGCGTTGGAGATGTCGCCCGAACAAAATTTAACAGGAACTTTGTATGAAACAAGACAAGAAGGCCCGTTCTACCGAGTCAAACCGCGGTCTGCTCAAGCGGCTCGACCAAAGGATCGGGGAGTTCGAGAAGAAGTACGGCAAGCCGACCCTGTCGGAGGATCAGGTGGAAGCGATGTTCCGCAACCAGTATCGGACGAGGCGATCAGCCTACTGATCAAAGACCCGTCGAACTTCGTTTACCGCACGGCGGACGACTACAGTCAGCGGGTGACCGGGCAAAGATACCAACTGCCGCAGATGCCGCCATCAAGCCTTGCCAAGCAGTCGGCCATCGGTCGCACCTTCCAGTTGGCAGCCGATGGCGACGACGCCTACAAGAAGTCGGTCTTCGAGGCATATGGCAGGCGCTACCCTGAACTGGTTGAGGCCACGGGCGCGAAGAATTACGACCAGTTGCTGGAAGCGTCCTACCGCCAGTTGGCCAAGGAGACCGCCGATCAGTTCCGCGCTCTGCCGGTCAATATGTCCTATCACCGCGCCGGAGAGGGTAACTACCAGTCCAGCGGCGAAATGCTCAAGGACATCTACGGCAACCGGCACTTGTATGTCTACCAAGGTGGTGCCCCGCACGACTTCCTGAACGCCATCGATCCAGAGACTGGCCTGAACACCAACGAGATGTTCCGGGCCATCCACGATTTCTACGGGCACGCCGTCCACGGCAACCCGTTCGGCCCCAAGGGTGAGGAGATCGCCTTCGGTGCTCACGCCCAGATGTTCTCGCCCCTTGCACGCATGGCGATGGCCAGCGAAACCCGGGGCCAGAACTCGTTCGTGAACTACACCCCGGTCAACGCCGAACTCAAGCAGCGCATCAACCGCCTGAACGAGGCCCGCTACGAGGCCAACCGGCGCGGCCAAACGGCGGATGTGGCCGAGATCGACAAGTTGCTGGGCGAGGCATGGCAGGGCTTCCAGTTTGCGCCTCAGAAGAGCGTGCTGCTGCCGCCCGAGTTCGTGGACACCGCCTACACCGGCGGGATGCCGGGCTACATCCAACCGCTGATCCGACCCGAGCCGGGCACGACGGCCTCGGAGATGCTGACCCACTTCAGCCATTCGCCCGACCTCCAGATGCTCGACCCGACCCGGTACGGCACCGGCATCAAGGGCCGCGAGATGGAGCGCCTGCTGGGCACGCAGAACCCGGTGATGGAGCGCACCTACGCCTACACCGGCGACCCGTCCCGCGTTCGCCCTGAACCCGGTCTGGGCCGGTTCCGCTACGGCACCCGCAGCGAGGGCCTGTACGACCTTTCCGCTGACCCGCTGCTGCTTCGCACGCTGGCAGCCGAGGCCAACCGCACGCCCTTCACCGCCAAGTACAACAAGGGCATGGCCGACCCGACCCAAGCCTTCACCGATGTGGAGCGCATGGCCAAGGAGTACGGCTACGAGGGTCTGATGAACCCGCAGCAGGGTACGGCTATCCTGTACCACCCGACACCTATTACGCCGTTCAAAAAAGGCGGCTCAGTCAACCATAAAGCCGTAGCTTCAGCCCGTAGAGCCTTAGAGAAGGCAATGGCTAAGGGTGGCGAAGTCAAGATGGGAACCGGCGGCAGTATGCTGGGAACTGTTGCAGGGCGGGCTGCTGCTGCTGGCAAGAAAAGCACTCAATGGGCACAGGAGGCTGCTGCTGCAAAGAGAGCGCCAGCAAAGTCAAAGGAAGAGATTGAGGCGATAGCAAGGCGCATGGCCGCTCAGACACAGCCCGGATTTGTGAGGGCATCTGAAGAGCAGTCGATCAACCCTGCTGGCAAATCTCAGTTGTTGTATGAGATGGAGCAGCGCACGCCGATGGTGGTTGAAAGCACGATAGCGGATCGGCCAGTGCCTAACGTGGATTATGAGCAGCAGCTTGGCAAAGTGATCGTAGGCGTGCCGGGTGATCCGACTATGGGGCAGGTTGCCGTACCGGGGAGCTTGGACGCCCCGACAAGAGGCGGCAAGCAGTTAGTGCAAGTCGGGGATGTGAGGCCAGAAACGCCGGTGCAGTTGTATGGAGGCCCGCAGTATGGCGCTAACTTAGACGAGACCTTCTGGGCTTCTAACCTGAGTCCTGCGAGAGCCGTTCAGAATCTTGTGCAAGAGATGGCGCAAAAGTATGGCGCAGAGCAGGTTCTAGGCAAGTACATCAAGATGTCGCCTGAAAGCTCTAGGTTTGCAATGCACAATCTGGACGCTCTGATATCAGTGCTTCAACCAGAAAAGCTAGACAAAGACAAAGTTGAGTTATTGAACAACTTAGTCAGGAAGGGCAACCCGAAGAATAAGTTTCCCGAGTTTGCTGGGTTTGAAGACCCGATAAATGTGTTGTTGCAAGCTCAGATGAACTCGAAGCTTCGTAAACAGATCTCTGAAGTGTTAGAGAAGCCATCTGTTGCTAAACAAGTCGGCTTCCCGTTTCCCGGCAAGGTTGTGCAAACGGCGATTACAGAGCCTGAGTTGCGTAACGTTGAAACAGGTGTAACTGGGTTTGCGATGGGCAAAATGAACCCAGAGGGGAAACTTAGCTTTTCAAGTCATCCGACCTACGACTATGACATTCCGGGGCAGGCGATTGGAAGATCAAAGTATTTGATTCCGTCAGAGCTGTCGTTCCCAGACTTTATGGCTTGGTATCGGTCACGGCCAGATGTTCAAGCTAAAGTTGACCCGATCAACATGATGAAGAGCTACGGCCCGCGGCAAGTAATCGATCAGCAGTACATCGACGAAATTAAGATGTATGAAGAGGCTATGAAGCAACTGACCGGCAGAAAGAAAGGCGGTGCAGTGAAAATGGCAGGCGGTGGTGCGTTATCAAAAGCTGCGGCAGCGGCAGCAAAGAATTCAAAGTCTTTGCGTGAACCAATTTTAATAAATCCGAAATCACTAACGTTTAGGGAATCTGACCAAAATCGACTACAAGAGGTTCGTAATTTATTTCCTAAAGACACGCCTATGAATCCGATAGTTGCTATTCAAGAGCCAGATGGTTCCTTGGTTATTCTTGATGGGCATAATCGTGCAGTAGTGGCGGCAGAGCGCAAGCAAAAGTTGCCAATGGTTTCTGTTACAAGACAAGAATACGAAGATTTAACAAATCGTGGGTTTGACGATATGGAAATATCATTTGCGGCTTTAACAAGAACCAAGCAAGATGAAGCCGCATCAGATTTGAATCGACAATTTCCCGGCGCGGATGTAGGTGGTCGTGGAATGTCTGCGTGGATGAATTTGCCTGACGTTGAAGAAGCTCCTGTTGTTAGTGGCGCGGTAAAATCGACCGATATTACAAAACGCAAGGGCGGCAAAGTTGGCGGCTTATCCGCCTTGAGGAAATAACATGGCAACCGAATTCCCGATTGAGCAAGACTACGGGCGTGCTATCCCCGGAATGGGTGGACTAGCGCAGGGAGACAAACTACAAGAAGAGCCGGTAGAGCTTAACCTTGAAGAGTCGGAGATTGAGGAGCTGCCTGATGGCTCCGCGGTTGTCACGCTTCCTGAAGGCCCGATGGAAGATCCTGACTTCTACGAGAACCTTGCAGATTCTGACGCTATTGATAGCTTAACCGTTGCTGGCTTTGCTCTGAAGTACATCGAGCTGATTGAGAAAGATAAGGAAGCTCGTAAGCAGCGGGATAAGCAGTACGAAGAAGGTATCCGCAGGACTGGTTTGGGTAATGACGCCCCCGGCGGTGCTTCGTTCAATGGTGCCTCGAAGGTCGTTCACCCGGTGATGGCAGAAGGGTGTGTTGACTTTGCTTCGAGGGCGATCAAAGAGCTGTTTCCGCCTGACGGCCCGACTCGAACGAAGATCCTCGGCGACGTAGACAAAGAGAAAGTAGAGATTGCGGAGCGTAAGCGTGACTTCATGAACTGGCAGCTCACGGAGCAGATCCCTGAGTTCTCAGACGAGATGGAGCAGATGCTTACGCAGCTACCTCTTGGGGGGTCTCAATACCTGAAGCTCTGGTACGACGAGCGGATGAAGCGTCCTTGTGCGGAGTTTCTGCCGATTGATAACGTCATTGTTCCGTTTGCGGCAACGAACTTCTACAACGCTCAGAGGGTTACGGAAGTCCACGATATCTCAAACTACGAGTATCGCCAGAGGATGATGTCTGCGCTTTACAGGGATACGTCGTACATCCGAGCCACGATGGATCCTGAGCCGACCGGGCCTCAGAAGGCTAATGACAAGATTGAGGGTCGGTCACCGAACGACAATGAAGACGGAGTTCGTCGGGTCTACCACACCTATACATGGTTGGAGATTGAAGGCGACCGTTACAGCAAAGGCAAGCTTGCACCTTACATTCTGATGATTGACGAGTTGGAGACTGAAGTCATTGGTCTTTATCGTAATTGGGAAGAAGGTGACGACACGATGGACAAGCTCGACTGGATTGTCGAGTTCAAGTTCATCCCGTGGCGGGGTGCTTATGCGATTGGTCTTCCACACCTTATTGGAGGCCTCTCTGCGGCCCTTACAGGCGCTCTGAGGGCGTTGCTGGACTCTGCCCACATCAACAACGCTGCAACGATGCTAAAGCTCAAGGGGGCGAAGCTATCGGGTCAGAGCCAACAGGTTGAGGTGACGCAGGTTGCCGAGATTGAAGCGGCCCCGGGTGTTGATGACGTTCGCAAGATTGCGATGCCCTTCCCCTTCAATCCTCCGAGTCCGGTGCTGTTTCAGCTCTTAGGTTGGCTGACTAACGCGGCAAAGGGGGTTGTAACGACCGCGGAAGAGAAGATTGCTGATGTCAATGCTCAGACGCCGGTAGGAACGACTCAGGCGCTGATTGAGCAGGGTGCTGCTGTCTTTTCGAGTATTCATGCAAGGCTTCACAAGAGCCAGTCGCGGGTGCTGAGGATTCTCCAGAGGATTAACCGCTGGTATCTGGAGGATATGCGGCGTGACGAGGAGATGGTTGATCTGGATATCAAGCGGGAAGACTTCGCTAAGGTCAGCGATGTTATTCCCGTATCAGATCCGCACATCTTCTCTGAGACTCAGAGGATGGCGCAGACCCAAGCGGTCATGTCCATCATGGACAAAAACCCGGATCTGTTCAATCGAAAGATTGTGATTCAGCGGTTCCTTAAACAGCTTAAGGTTCCGGGTATCAACGAAATCATGGTTGATATGCCGGGGCCGACGAAGATGGATCCCGCTAATGAAAACGTAGCGATGACGATTGGTCAGGCAGCGTTTGCGTATCCGGAACAAGATCACCTTGGTCATATTCAGGCTCACTTGGACTATGCCAAGAATCCGGTGTTCGGTGGTAACCCGATGATTGCCCCGTCGTTCCTTCCGAAGGCGATGGAGCACATCAAGCAGCATTTAGCTCTCTGGTATCTCAATCGGATGGAAGGTTATATCCATCAGTCGATTGGCGAGAAGCCTGACGATTATGACCTTCTTGATGATCCGAAGGCGCTAGACAAGCTGTACGGCAGTGCTTCTCAACATGTTGATATGGATGCACAGCAGACATTGTCAGGAATCATGCCGGTGATTCAGAAGATGGTTCAGACGATGCAGCAGTACAAGCCGAAGCCCGACCTTACGCCTGATGGGCAGGTTCTTCTCCAGACCAGTATGGCTGAGACTGAACGCAGGAAAGCGCGGGATCAGGCGGAATTGCAGCTCAAGGGTCAAGAGATGCAGCAGAAGCTTCAGTTGGATATGTTGGAGCTTCAGCAGAAGCAACAGATGGAGATGGAAGATCTTCAGCTCCGGATGGCGATAGCTCAGGGAGATCAGGAAACCAAAGAGCGGATTGAAACCGCCCGGTTGACGAGAGATGCCGCAAGGCTGAAGTTGGATCAGGATAAGACGGTCGTAGATTTCTCAACCAAGCTTCAATAGGAGTGTGTCATGAGCGATAAAGAGCAGAAAAGCGAGTTTGTTAAACAACATAAGCGGATTGCTATGGGTGTGCCTCTTAACGGCCAGTCGTTGCAGGCTAAAGAACAACCTAAACAGGAGCCGAAGCTACTTAAGAAGAAATGAAAACACTAAGTGACCTGATCTCTGGGATCAAAGCCTCACAGAGCGAAATAGCTCTTTCCTTGGCGAATGGAAACGCGCCTACATGGGAGGCCTATCAGAGGATGGTCGGTGAGTATCGAGGGCTGCAAAGCTCACTCGATATCCTTAACAATCTCTTGCGAGAAGACGATGAACATGAATGAGCCGGTAGCGTCTAACAACGCTGAGTTAGCTTGGGCATTTCCGAGCGTTGAACCCGGTGCGAAACCTCTTGGCGGACGAATCCTTGTGCAACTGCGTCGCGTCAAGAAGAAGAGTCAGGGTGGCCTAATCCTCGTTTCGGAGACGAAAGAGGCAGAGAAGTGGCAAAACATGGTAGCCAAAGTAGTAGAGATTGGCCCGCTGGCCTATAAGCATCGGGACACGATGCAGGGGTGGCCGGAAGGATCGTGGTGCGTGGCTGGCGACTTCGTTCGAGTCCCCAAATGGGGAGGAGATCGCTGGGAAGTCCCCGTAGATGGGGACGATGAGCCTGCACTGTTTGCCATTTTTAACGATCACGAGGTTATCGCTAAGGTAACTGCGGATCCCCTGTCCATGAAGGCATTTGTATGAACGATCCTAAACTTAAAGAAGAGGAACTAGCCGTAAAGGAAGAGCAGGACGGTTCTGCAACCGTTGAACTTCCTGAAGGAATGGCTCCTGAAGAGAAAGAAGAGCCTGTAGAGATGGCAGAAGGCGGTGATACGTCGGATGAAGATCATCCGGACGACACTGACGCTATTCGGGCTGCTCGCAGGGCAAGGCGGAGGGCTAAGAAGGAGTATGTAAAGAAGACGAACGAAGAAAAAGATCGTCGTCTTGAGCTTCTTCAAAGGCAGAATAATGAGTTGATGGAGCGTTTAGCGGTTGTTGAACGCAAAACTCATTCTTCCGACCTTGCAAGGTTAGATAAAGCGATTGAGGACGAAGAACTACGGCTTCAATATGCTCTAGCGAAAATGAGGGAAGCGGGAGATCACTCAAACGGAACGGAGTTAGCTAAAGCCCAAGAGCTTTGGTATGAAACCCGCGGACGAGTAGAGACTCTCAAACGAGCGAAAGAAGAAGCGGCAAGAGCGCAGACGCAAGAAAGCGGCGCTGTTAATCCGCAATTAGTTCGTCATGCTCAACGGTGGATGAATAGCAACCCGTGGTATGACCCAACTGGAAATGATGAAGATAGCGAGATCGCAAAAATGATTGATCAGCGTCTTCATAAAGAAGGTTGGGATCCCGGTACTGAAGAGTATTGGGATGAGCTTGACAACCGCTTGCAAAAACGCTTGCCACATCGGTATACTCAAAGTCAGGAAGAATCCACAAGGAGACGCCCTAGAAGTTTTGTAACCGGATCAGGACGCGAATCATCTCCCAGCCGCGGGGGTAATACTTTTGTTCTTGAACCCGAACAGGTTCGAGCGATGAAAGATGCGGGATTCTGGGATGACCCTGTAAAACGGGCCAAGATGATTAAACGTTATGCCGAACAATCACGGAATAGGGGTTAACCAAATGGATTCACGCCTTAAGAAATCTCTCAACGCCGGTGGACGCGAAACTCGCGCAAGTGAGGACGCCAGCCGGTCGTCAGTGGAAGATTCTTTCCATTCAGCGCAGGAACGTCGCAAGATGTGGAGCGATGAGTGGACGCAGTCAGCACTCCCAAAAACCCCGGAGATCCCGGGATGGCATATTTGCTGGCTTTCGACCACCAACAGTTACGACAGTATTGATAAGCGGATGCGGCTTGGGTATGTACCTGTGAAAGCAGAAGAGATCCCCGGGTTTGAAAATTACCGCGTAAAAGCTGGCGAGAACACTGGTTTTATCTCATGCAACGAGATGGTCTTGTACAAGATTCCTATGGAGTTGTATCAGGATGTCATGTTGCATATGCACCATCAGCTTCCGATGGAGGAAGCCGAGAAGGTTCGGTATCAAGCTGAACAGGCTCAGGGTCGAGATAGCCGAGGCAGGTCTCTCGGTGAGGTCGAGGGTGAAGGTTTTGGGATGCTGGACGAACAAGTCAAAACGCCCGTATTTCATGGGTAACCATTAAGGAGCTTGCAATGTCTGCAACTAGTGCTCCGTTTGGCCTGCGTCCCGCGTTTCACCCGAGCGGTCTGGATCGCGCACAGGCGCTTGCCAACGGTATTCAAGCAGTTTCGACCAGCGGAAATGTTTCTGCTGGCTATGCGTCCAACATCCTGAAGGGCCAGCCGGTCAAGATGGATACGGGCGGTTATATTGTCGTCGCCGGTGCTGGTGATGCGTTCCTCGGAGCTTTTGCTGGCGTCGAGTGGACGGATGCTACTGGCCGTCGTCGTGTTTCTAACTACTGGCCTGCCAACGAGTCGTTCCAAGTTGGTTCGGTTGTCGCCTATTTCTACAGCGATCCCAGCATCGTTTACGAGATTCAGGCTGACGGTTCGTTGCTCCAGACCTCGATTGGTGATGAGGCCGACCTGAGCAACACCACGGACGGTTCGACGACCACGGGTCTGTCGCAAGCCACGCTGTCCACCTCGCTGGTGGGTGCTAACGGCGAAGCGCAGATGCGTATCGTTGATATTGCTCCATATCCGGACAACGACTGGGGCGATAACTTTGTAATCGTTCGCGCCACTATTGCTCAACATCAATACGGCCAGATTCGTGTAGCTACCACGAATTACTCGCCGATTGCCGTATAAGGAGGGCTAAGTCATGGCAGCCCCGATGCGTAGTACCGACTTTCGTTCCATCGTCGAACCAATTCTGAACGAATGTTTCGACGGCGTTTACGATCAACGGACGGACGAATGGTCACGAGTCTTCCGCGAACAGGAAGGCATTCCCCGCAACTATCACGAAGAGCCGGTTCTGTACGGCTTCGGCGCGGCTCCCCAGCTTCCTGATGGCACCCCGGTGACCTATCAGCAGGGTGGTGTGCTGTTCCTGAAGCGGTACGTCTACAAGGTCTACGGTCTTGCCTTCGCGCTGACCAAGGTTCTTGTTGAGGACGGTGATCACATCCGTATCGGTCAGGTGTATGCGCGTCATCTGGCTCAGTCGCTGATTGAGACCAAAGAGACGCTGTCGGCTAACGTTCTGAACCGCGCCTTCAACTCGTCCTATCCGGGCGGTGACGGCGTGTCGCTGAACAGCGCGTCGCACCCGATTGTCAACGGCACGTTCTCGAACCTGCTGACGACCGCGGCGGTTCTGTCGCAGACTTCTCTGGAGCAGATGCTGATCCAGATTCGTCAGGCGGTGGACAACAATGGCAAGAAGATTCGTCTGGTTCCCCGCCAACTGGTTGTGGCTCCGGGCAACGTCTTCCAAGCCGAGGTTCTGCTCAAGTCCGTGCTGCGTGCTGGCAACGCGAACAACGACATCAACCCGATCAAGTCCATCGGACTGCTGGATGAGGGTGCTGCCGTTCTGTCGCGTCTGACCAGTGCTACGGCATGGTGGGTGCAGACCGATGCGCCGGAAGGTATGAAGCTGATGATGCGCCGTCGTCTGGAGAAGACGATGGAAGGTGACTTTGAGACCGACACCATGCGGTACAAGGCCACCGAGCGTTATGACGTTGGCTTCACCGATCCACGCGCCATGTACGGCACGCCCGGCGTCTAAGTAACCAAGAACTGGAGTTAAATCATGTCCCTGACTAATTTCCCGAATGGGATTACTAGTTTTGGGGTGCCGGTTCTTGGAACCATCGGCGGTCTTCCGTTCACTGGGAACTACT